CTACGCCAGACGGATCGCCTTTGTTAAGCAATCAGCAATCTGAGAATTATCCGAATTTGTTTGATACGATGTATGTAAATAAAAATATTGTTTACGATTCAAACTATCTTTCTTTCGAACCTAAAGATCAGTATGTTCAGGTTTATAAAAATATGTGGATCAATCCTGAATTTTATAAAACAGTTTACGGGAAAATTGCTGTTGCCAATACACATGAACGTGGTAAATATTTGTATAGCGATCTGAATTTGCTTTTGGTACAACAAATCATAGAGACAAAAACAGGGCAGAAACTCGATCAATTGGCTAAAGGAATTTATAGTGAATTGGTGATTTCAAAAATTGGATACAATCCGCTAAAATGGACTTCGGAGGAAAATGTAATGCCAACCGAAATTGATAATTTTTTCAGAAAAGATACGATCAAAGGTTATGTGCACGATGAAGCAGCGGCTATTTTGGGAGGAGTTTCAGGAAATGCAGGTTTATTTGCCAATGCACAATCGATCTCGGTGATTTGCCAAATGCTTTTGAATAATGGTAAATATCACGGAAAACAAATTTTAAAGTCAAAAGTGGTAAAGGAGTTTACAAAATCGCCTCTGGTAAAAAAAGGAATTTACCGCGGACTTGGTTTTGACAAACGTAAACCGGATGAATTTTACAAAAAAAATGATTTTGGACATACTGGTTTTACCGGAACTTTTTTCTTTATGAATCCTGATGATAACAGGTTTTTAATCATTCTGACGAATCGCGTAAATCCAACGAGAACAAACAGATTAATGTACAAGGATGATTTTACTGCTAAAATTTGGAGGCAAATTAATAAGTAAAAAGGTTTGCCACTAATTGCACGAATTTTCACGAATTAAATTTTAAAAATCTGTGGGCGAAATTTAAGCACTCCGGGTAGCTATCGGGATTATAGGATTAAAATGATTTTTTCTGCCACGAATTCACGAATTAGTTTATGAATGAAAGCGAAAAAAACAACCGTGAATTAAGCTAATGTATTCGGAATAATTCGTGAATTCGTGGCGAAAAAAAATATAATCTGTGGCAAACGAAAAAACATAAACTTTATGAAAAGACTAACTATACTATGCGTACTAATTTCAGCAGTATCTTTTGCGCAAAAAATAAAAACGGGAGCAGAAAATTATACCGCTTATCTGCCTTTATTAAAAGGAAAAACAATTGGTATTGTCACCAACCAAACCGGTATTATCGATTCGAAAACTCATTTGGTTGATTTTCTGGTTCAGAAAAACATCAAAATCAAAACGATTTTTGCGCCTGAACATGGTTTTCGTGGTACAGCCGATGCCGGCGAACACGTATCTGATGAAATCGATTCGAAAACGGGTTTGTCTATTACTTCTCTTTACGGTAAAAGCAATAAACCAACTCCAGAGCAACTGAAAGGAATTGATATCATGGTTTTTGATTTGCAGGATGTAGGAACGCGTTTGTATACCTACGTTTCTACGATGCACAGAATTATGGAAGCTTGTGCTGAAAATAATATTCCGCTAATAGTATTAGACAGACCAAATCCGAATATTGGGATTGTAGACGGTCCGGTTTTGGATATTGCTTTTAAAAGCGGAATAGGAATGCATCCAACGCCTTTGCTTCACGGAATGACTTTGGGGGAAGAAGCCAAAATGATCAATGGTCAAAAATGGCTGAAAGACGGCATTCAATGTAATTTGACCGTGATTCCGTGCTTGAATTATAACAGAAACGTGATGTATAGTTTGCCGGTTCGCCCTTCGCCAAATTTACCAAACGATCAGTCGATTAATTTATATGTGAGTTTGTGTCTTTTTGAAGGAACAAACGTAAGTATGGGACGCGGAACCGAAAAACAATTTCAGATTTACGGTTCGCCTTATTTACCAAAAAGTGATTTTGCATTTACGCCCAAACCTAATTTTGGAGACAAAGATCCTTTGTACAATGGTGTAGAATGTAATGGAGAGGATTTATCGGCAGTACCGAGAATTAATAAACTCGAAATCAAATGGCTGATCAAAGCGTATCAAACTACGGCAGATAAATCGAAATTTTTCGATAAAAGAAAATTTTCTATTCGTGCAGGAAATGAAAAACTGCAACAGCAAATCGAAGCAGGAATTTCGGAACAAGAAATAAGAAACAGCTGGAAAGAAGGTTTGCAGGAATTTAAGAAAATGAGAAAGCAGTATTTGTTTTATAGAGAGAGGTAGGGTTTGGGAACTGTATTTAGAAAAGGGAATAGTATTTTACTATTCCCTTTTGGGTTAGTATGTTGAAATCAAATGATTCAAATCTTCTATTGTTGTAGAGACAAATGCGGTTCTGTTTGTAGTTTTTTTGTGGATTCATAAAAACGAATGGGAGGTTTGTTCTATTTTTCCATATTATATTTTGGATCAATTGTAATGAGTAACTTTTTTAAAAGTTGTATTAATCGATTTCTTATAGACTTTAAAATCAAGGTCATTGCATCGAAATTTTCTACTTCTTTTTTTGTCTTTATAGCAATAATATTACTGATGATCGAAATACCATCGCTTACAATAAGTAAATCCATTACTATCGTTACACACCAGTTAAAGTCATAATCAAGTCCCTTACTCATTAAGGCCAAAGCTGTTGGTATTACCAATACGGCTAATTTGGAAACAAACCCTACAGCTAGTTTTTTAAAACTAAATTTGTTATTTAAAACTATGGTTTTTATAATGCCCAGAAAAGTATCCATTACCATTAAATAAAATAGCACTTTTACAATTCCGGTATCTATTTCTAAATAAATAAAAATAGCATACAGTAATAGTTTTAATTCATTTAAATATTCTGAAAATTTATACATGATCGGTTTTTTTATAGGTTTGAGGTTTTTATAAGAAATCTTTTGGGGGTTTTATGCCCCAAAAGATTACTGGTAATTATAAATTGTTTTTATAGTAGGTTAGTTTTTACTCGTATAGTATTACTTGAACCTGATATGTTTGCTGCCGCATCTTGTGATCTTACACAAAAATTATAAGATGAGCTTCTGGATAATCCATTAACAGTATAAAATGGTGCATTATTTATCGTTGCAAATAAAATATCGTCTTTATAGATCAGATAATTAGTGATGCCTACATCATTATATGTTGGTACCCAGGATAAATCAACAAATGTGGCACCCACTTTTTGTGCTATTAAATTTGGCGGTGTTGTTAATGCAGTTGTAGCAAGTGAACGGCCTGTATATTCTATGAATTCTACTACTTTGTAAGGATTAAGATTAGATACCGAAAATTCAATATTTGGTGAATTTAAAACCTTTTCAACTGATTCTAAATTTTCACCTAATTCTTTCTGTCCTGTCGAAATAATTAATCTTCCTGCAGTTCCTTGAGAAGTGTTTTCACCACGTGTATATCCGTCTACAGGTACGGGAACGGAAATATTTGAAGATTTTGACCCACCTAATCCCCCTACAGTATTAAACTCGCTTTGTCTGATATCTATACCAACTGGCATTCTTCCTCTCAATGGCACATATTCTTCCCAACCTTCAGGAAAGGGAGCGGCTTTGCCCCAAATAGCAATCATCCCGATAGGTACTGCTGTTGCAGGTTTTTCTTCTAAATCTTTGATGCGATTAATAAGGGACTCGATTAGTGTATTGCTTTTAGTAACCTGATTTGAACTGTCTACAACTAGCAGAGAACCAGTAGAATTGGATGAACTGATATTGTTTAAATATACTTTTCCTCCAATATTTGTATTTTCCCAATCTGGACCATAGTTTAAAGTAAGACTTTTAGGAGATTGATTACTACCATCTACCAATGCTCTGCCTAAAGCTGATCCCAGTCTAAAATCTGTAACTCTTACATTGGCTGTAGCAGATTCTTTTATATCCAATTTTGATAATTTATAAGAGCCCAAATCCAAATCTCCTTCCATTGGTTTTGATCCATTAAGAGGAAGATAGGTTTGATTGATTCTATTGATATCTGTCTTAATTGAATTAATATTTGCTTCAATTGTCTTAATAATTCCTTCAATTGTCTGAATATCTTTAATGGTTATAAAAGCAGGATCACTCAAATCATAATAATGTACAGCTAATGCATCAGTGATGGGAGGAGATACGGGACGATTTGCATACTCTGTATCACTGATGTATTGTGCTTCATAATCAAAATAAGCAGTTTGAGATTCTCCGTTTCCGTATGTTAAATTTGTGCCTGTTCTGGTAGTTTTTAGGTAACCAGTGTTATCCTCTTTTTTAATAGGATATAATATTCCTTTTATTTCTCCGTCCTGATGGATGATCGCCCAACCGGTTGTTGTTTTTGTTGCATGAGCTACGATGTAGTTTTTGCCGGGCTCGATTCCTAAATGACTTTTAAAAGCTTCAAATAATTCAGATCTGTATGCAGTTTGAAGTCTTTCCAGAGTTTCTTGTTCTAGAGGAAAACCTCCTGGATGAGTAAAATTTACTTGTTTCATTTTGATGTATTTAAATGTCTGTTGTTTTTATTTTTTTGTGGTTTAGAATGCTCTATTTTTATTTCAGGTTTTATTTTTATCTTTTTCTGAATAAGAATAGGTTTCATAACTCTTTCCTGCGAGTTTATAAAAGTTAAGGAGATCGTTGTATTTCTTGTCTGTAACATTTATAGCTTCTGTGTTTGATACAGTTCCTTCTTTCTTTGGTTGGCTAAGTATTGTTCTATTCGTTATTAGATTTTCAGGGACAAATACTCTGAAATTGGCATAATTTATTTGGGTATAATCTGTACGATGGGCCAGATAAACAGGTTTATTGTTTTTATTTTTTTTATATTCCTCACGAGTATATACTTCTAATTGAGGAATCATCAAAGGCCCATCCACGATAGTGCCATCTGATAAAGTAATCTTTGGTTCGTAATACTCTTTGTGCAGATACACATATTGGATGGTAGGTTTAACCGATTCGTCTATATAAATTAATCCGTCTGATCTTTTTTGTCTTGTGCTTGCATTGGGATTGTAATTTTTATCGGGATTAAAAGTTTCGTTCAATACTTTTTCCAGATAAATGACCTGACCTGTATGCTGCATTTTATAAAGAATCTCTTCGTAAATTGTATGAAGCGGAGTCAGTAAAACATCGAGCCAGTCAATATGAGTTTTTTTTCTAAGAATAGGAGGGACGAGCCATAACAATAGCTTTTCCCATTTTAAAACAGTGTATTTGTTCATTGTATCTATATTAGGCTATTGTTTATCTCTGTAAAATGTGTAAGGAATATAGTTTACCTCAAACTCAAGGGTATCCATATCAAAATAACCGGCTTTTGGAATAAAATATTCGATGTTGGTTGCATCAGTAATTGTAGGATTCTGAGCATCATTTGGATTTTTTGCCACAGAAGTCTGAACCTTGCTCAGAATTGGAATTTTAACTCCTTCTGCTTTTTGAATATCATCAACAAGATATGTTTTGACAAAAGCACCATTGAATTCAATGTTTTTCAAATGTTCCCTAACAGCATTTATTACTGGAAATTCTTCTTCGTCGACTATTAAGGAGCCATTTTTTTCATTTAAAGGATCTGTTGCTAATGCCAATTCGTATTCTGCCAGTTTTATTTTTTCCTTGTCTGATAAAAGCCTATTTAAACTTTTTAGCTGATAGTATTCAATGTCCTTTGGGTCAATGTAAATAGTCAAAGGATCGATGTACACATTCAAATGCAATTTTAAAAGATCACCCTGATCTGATGTGATAAATACATGATTTCCTGCGTCTTTTATTTTTGCAATATATTCCTTAAAAGCAAAGAGTTCATTTGGTACATCGATTCTCGAAATTTTATCACCTTTTACAGTAGCTACTTTTATAAAAACAACTCCAACTTTATTATGAAAATAATCTGAGAATATTTCTTCTGGTTTTTTGTTGGGATCAAGCACTGTTTCTAAATCTATTTCGCTTACCGCACAATGTTTGATTATTTTAGCTTCTTCAATTTGTGTTTCTGAAAGTTTTGAGGTATCAAACTGATACGAACCTTCTTTCCAGATCAGCGACATTCGATTGCTTGAATCCGGATCTATCGACATTCCGTTGCTTGAATCCGTATCTATCGGCATTCCGTAATGAAAATTCAAAGCCTGTTCGCGATACCAGTTTAGTGTATGCGGCCTTGAAATCAGGGCATTTTTTTCGACTATTTTTTCGTGAATCCAAATCGCAGTAGCGACTATATTGATCCAAAGTTTCCAAATCGCAGCTTTTGATTCTGTTAAGCCGTTTAGAGAGGTTTGTTTCCCCTTTTCAATCAGAATTTCGTTCTGTATTTCAGCAATTGTACGTGCCATATTTTAAATTTTTACTATAGATTAGCCTGTAAGACATGTGTAAAATGCTTATAGATAATTGTTTATGTTTTTTGTAAATACTACAGGAGCGTAGTTTTCTTTTTAGAGATTTCTAAAAAAACAGGTGTCAGTTATAACCCGTATTTTTGGTAATTATAGTGAAGGACTAATAAATGATAAAATCATCTTCGATAATCATGTAATCAATTCCGGAAAAGTTATCCAGTAAATATTGTTCTTCGTCTGTAATCGCAGTTGCAGGTTTTAAATTTCGGGCATTGTAATATTCTACAATATCTTTTTTAAAGGCTTCGCGGCCAATTTTTAAATCTTCGTAAACAGAAATGTCATCTGTAAGGTTAAATTGATCGTTGTCTTCTAAAATATCGAATACTTTTTCGATACTTCCGTATTCCTGTAAAGAGATGTCAAAAATGTTTTGGTTTTCTTGTGGTTTAATAGTTTCCATCGATTCTAATGTTTTGTAAATCGTTGACATCTAATGTTTTTACATAAAAATTGTCATACGATAATTGTTTGTCTATTTCGTTTTCTAGTCTTAGCCTGGAGGTTACATCCGGGCTGTTGATGTATTTTTTTATTCCTACTCCAAGAATAGGAAACTCTTTATAACTTCCTTTCTGGCTTAACAATAGATGTTCTATGTTTTGCTGATCTGCCTCTTTAATGGCAAAATCTCCATTTGTAATTAACAAGTCTTCATCTATGATAAAATCTTTCATATGTCGTTATTATTTATTGTTTATTAATTAAAATCTCTTTTGAATCTGCGCGCCATATCCAAAAAAAGATGTTTTATTTGATACTGTAAAAATAAGCTTTGCTTACGCCTTAATCAAGATTTTTAAAGCTTAGTAATCAGTAGTTTCAGTAAGTTGTAAAAGTCATTTTTACAGTTTGTTTTTTGATGCTTTTTTGGTTGAAAAAGTATTTTAAACCGCAGGAATAATCAGGCTGGTAATAATTTGAATAATCATTTTTATAATATTATTTTTAATGGTATTCAGTTTTATTTTTGATATTCCGGCAGTTTGTAATGCTTGTAGTACGGTTAAGTCTAACTGACTTTTTAAAAGCCATTCAAATTCTTCTTCGGTTAAGTCACCGGATGAATAAAGAAGAATCCAGCGTTCCAGTTTTTCTGTAGAAGTTTGAAAAAAAGCAGCCAGGTCTTTTTCTAATTGAGGTTTGATATCCTTATAACTATTTGCTATAATTGCTTTTAGTTCCTTTTTTAAGTTTTCTATCACTTTATCTTTGTCCATAATTTTAGGTGTTAAGATTTATTAAATCCAAAAGTTCCTCTTTTGATTGTTTGTCTTTTTTAATTTCATATTGTATAAGTAAATCAAAAGCTGATAGGATTTGTTTTTTAGATTCTTCTAAAAATGATTTTGATACCATGCCTTTTGTTTCCCAATGTTTAAAGAAACCTGCTAAAAGATTTTTGTCTTTATCATTCAGCATCTTCAACATTTCAAAAGTGATTTCGTTGTTTGGTTTGTTTTTTTCATATTCGACCAATTTTTCAACGTTTAGAAATAATTTTTCAATTTCTTCCTGGTTAGCAGAATAGGGAGTCGTGGCCTTGCTGATTAATTTATCAGCTTCTACTTTTAGCTCGATCGTTTTTTCGTATGAATATTGATCGAATAGGGCAGTTCTTGTAGAGTTGCAAGAAGAAAAAACAAAACTGATTGCAATAAAAAATAGTAGGTGTTTTAATTTTAAATGTTTCATCTGATTATTTGTATAAGATTACATAGTTTTTTCTGTCACGTTTTAGTTTACTGAGTACTTTCCAGTCGCTGTATCCTTTTTTGTCAAAGTGCGGAAGATCTTTAAAAGTTTTCCATTCTCCACCCCAGTTCCAGTTGTGTTTCTTGAAAATTCCGACACATTCCTGCCAATCTGCAATTTGGTCACCATCCCAGTCTTTTGCGGTATCCCAGGAAGCTATTTTGCCATCTATAATCAGACAAATGTCTACCGCAAAACCATAATTGTGAATAGATTGTCCGCCTTTGGCATTCGTCACTTTTTTTCCTGGTTTGGTTCTGCCAAAAGCATAAAGATCTTCTTGTTCCTGAAAAGTTCTGAGACTTTGCGTAATGCGAACTTTAGCTCGTCCGGTTAATGCCAGATCGCATTCCTCGATGATTTTAGTAACTTCTTCCCTGACAGAAGGATGAAGCAAATCAATGTGTTTTTTTGTTGTTTGATCCATATTTGTATTTATTAAGATTTCAGGTTTAGAGAATAAAAAGCCTTTCTGATTGTTTGAAGACAATCAGGATTTTTAGTATTCTATAAGATTATTTATGTTTTACGATTTATTTACGGCTAAGAAAAAATGGTAAATAAATAGTGAAAATGTTCCTTTGTTATGATCACATTTAAGAAGTGATATATGTTTTAAGAACACTGTAAAAATACGCCGAAATAGTGTGTTTGAAAAAAAATATGGAGTTGTAAGTCAGTAGTTTCAGTAGATGATATTTTACTTTTTGTAGCTTTTTGTAGCTTGAAAAGAAGATAAATAACAAAAAAAATCCCGTTTTTCTAGAGTTGAAAACAGGATTGTAATTGAGAAAGAATTATATGTTCTATTAATTGTAAAAAACTTTAAAACCAACTAATATATCGAAATATAAAATATTACTTTATCTTCATTTATGTTCAGTTTTATACTGTTTTTATTAACTTCTAATGAAGCGATTGGACTGTCTTTCACTTCATAAAGCAATATGTTATCTTTTTCAGTTTTGGTATATTCTTTTCCTTCTAAAGCTTTGTCGATAATATGAATTGGAACCTCTTGATTAAACTCTAAAAAAAGATTTTGCATATAAGATTCACCTCGCCAATATTTTTCTATACTTTCTTCATCCGAATATTCTTCATCGTGATGTTGCGTACTCATTGCGATGACATCTTCTCTTAAGAACTTATCATGGGAAAATTTATTTTCACGTATTGTTCTTTTATTTTCACTGATATGAGAAAGCAAATTTTCTTGCTTAGAATCTAACGATATAGCAAAATGAAATACACTTCTTGGATATTTATCTTTATAGATATAAATCATTAAATAAACCAATTCTTCTAAAGAACATCCTCTAATATAATCATCAAAATGATTTTCATCCAAATCAAATTTGTCATAATATAATTGTCTACTTGTCAGATAATTTTCTTCTGTACGCTCAAGATTAAAATATAAAAAATCTAGTTTTGGTAAGTTGGTCATAGTTCTTTTAGATGAGGTAAAGGGAATTAGAAATCTGATTAAGTGCAACAAACTTTAAATCAATTACCAAATCATAACATATAATATTACTTTCTCTTCATTGATATTTAATTTTATACTGTTTTTAGTAACTTCTAGTGAAGCAATAGGACTATCTTTTACTTCATAAAGTAGTACGCCATCTTTTTCAGTTTTGGTATATTCTTTTCCTTCTAAAGCTTTATCGATGATATGAATTGGAACTTCTTTATTGAATTCTAAAAAAAGATTTTGCATATAAGATTCACCTCGCCAATATTTCTCGATAATTTCATCTTCTGTATATTCTTCGCTATGAAATTGAGAAATCATGCCAGTAACATCTTTTCTCAAGAAATTATTAAAGATATATTTATTTTCACTTATACCTCTTCCCTTTTTATTGGTATGGGATAATAAATTTTGTTTTTCATAATCTAAAGAAATAGCAGAATCAAATATACTCCTAGGGTATTTATCTTTATAGATATAAATCATTAAAAAAATCAATTCTTCAAAAGAGCATACCTTAACATAATCTTCAAATTGTCTTTCATCCCAATCAATTTTATTGTAGTATAAATTTCTTTTATTGAGATAATTTTCTTCTGTATGTTCTAGATTAAAATACAAGAAATTTATTTTTGGTAAATTGTTCATATTTTTTTATTTGGTGAATTTTTTAAATCCACATAGAGATTATAAATGTATCTTGTAATTACTTAGAATAGTTGAAACCCAAATTTTGTATTTAAAATTATTAGATAACTCCCAATTCCATTTCTCCAATAGAACTATACCAAAAATCTGTATTAACGTCATCTTTATCTACAGCTATTAATCTGCTTTTTAATTCCAGAGCATATTTTTCATGATGTAAATGGTATTGTCCCAATGTTTGAGGAATTTTCACTTCATTTCTAAAGCGTATGTATGTGTATAAATATTCCAGATACGTTTTTAGATTCTTGTTTATAGTATATATTCTTATTCCTTCAGTACTATAATGGGTTCTCCCAATTATTGCCTGAGTTTCAATGTCAACACATAACCCGAATGGCTCATTAATAAAAGTATTTTTAGTACCAAGTTTTAAAAACTTTTTATCTAATAATTCGACATTTCCAAAAAAAAACTCATAATCTCCACCAAAGGTAGTGTGATTCGGTAATCCAATATTGTATAGAATATCTGATGTTTCTTTTGAAACATATTGATTAATCATATCATTGTTTGCGAATAGTACCAAACTATTTGAAAAATATTCTTGAATTTCTGTTAAGTTCATTAGTATTTAAATTAATCTATTTAAAACTTTTACATTTGATTTCTTTTAGATTCATTATCTTTTTAGATAAATATAATTTTGATTTGACACTAACATTTCTCCATCATTATATCTTACAGAATAAATAATTTTATTTATCTTTTGGTTGTTGTAAAAATACTTTACAGTTAATACACCATCATTAAATACAATAGTTTCTTTGATCAAATATCCATTTTTATCTAGTACATATTCGAAATTACTTATAATAGAATTAAGGGGAATAAATAGTGTCATTTTAGATGGATTAAATCTTATATTGAGATTTAGTTTTTTAGATTTGAAAGTAGTTTGATCATTTCTGCTTATTTTTTGAAAACTTTCAATATTTGCCATTAACTTTTCAATATCACTTACTTCACTAGAAAGCATAAAAGGATTATCAATTTTTATATTTTTTGTAGTTAAAAAATCATTATATGATTTAATATTTGAATAGTAATTGGAAGACCAGTCATCTTTCTCATTTTTATCAGATCCGAAAAATGCGTAGTCAAATTTACCATTTTTATATTCTAGATTAATTTCTTGATATAATTTTCCATTGCTACTGCGCTCCTGAAATTTAACTAGTTTTTTAGATTCATCAAAATAATAATCACATATCTTTTCATTGTCTATAGTCAAAGTAATTATAGAATGTTTTTTAACTGTAGATTTTTTGTCTAGAGATTTAGATTCATCTTTTTTTACCGTCTTATTACAACTTATGATTGTTGCTAAAATTAGGAGAAAGAGAAGTTTTTGAATTTTCATAAATTATTTTTTAAAATTATCTAAAAATCCAGGCTCGGCTGGGCGATTTGGAATATTCCAAGGGTAAGCTTTTATTATATCTTTACCTTTTAAAGTCTTCCAAAAAATAGTTTTGTTATATACAGCTGTAGATTTAAGATTAATTCTGCCTTCTTTATGATTTTTATGATTTTTAATAAATCTCTTATCAAATTCCGTGGCAGATGTCTTGTCAAAATATGCCGTAAAACTAATTTGAGGAGCATCAAAATTCTTGCCAATATTTTTCGACCATATTTTATAATGTTCCTCTGAAATTTTCCATCCAAGTGTATTTTTATGTAACTCAAATTTTCCTGTTGAAAAACGATAATCTTCAGAATTAAACAAAGCTTGTTCTTGACCATCCCATGCATCAGCACCATAACTGTAATCAAATCCATTAATTAAAACATTTATTTCTGCAGCTATCCCACATTGCATTTTAGTTCCATTTCTTTTTTCTTTTGAAGTAGATCTGAATTTTTTGGCTAATTCGCTATTCTCTCCATATGCAACAGTATTTCGCTCTAAAACATAAGCAATTGCAAACATTTCCTTCTTTAAATCTTCTGTCATGTCTGATTTATAAGCAGAACTTTCTCCATATACAGTTGATGCCTTTTGTATGAATTTAGTATGATTGTCTGTAATTTTTCGAAGATTTTTAAATCCGCCTTTACCATCTTTTTCTCCTAGAAAAGCAGAATCATTATTTTTCGGAGTGTTTAGATTTTTTCCTAAATACTCACCGTCAAGCCCATATATGGGGCTTCCTTCTTTTGAATTATTAATGAGTAAATTAGGAGATTCATATCGCTCTATCAGAAACTTCTCCATCTCTACAGCATTCCTATCATCCTCAATCTGCTGTCGCCAAATGTTGAGCATAATTTGTCTAAACCTTGTCATTTCTGAAGGGCTTGTGTCATTTAGTTCTATGTTATGGGTTTTAATCATGATTTTGGTTTTACAGAAAAAGGATAAAAAAAGGTGTTGGTTATAGTATTTCTACTTTAACAGGTTTTGGCTGAATATGATCTGAAAATGCTGTGGTAATATTGAGGCGTAAATCGTCTTCCTGTTCTATTTTTCCGTCGCCGCCCAAATAGCAGTTTTTGAATAATACTTCGAGGGCTTTAAATTCGTCCATTTTTGAAGCTTGTAATACCGCAGAACGAATACTCATATCTGGTTTTTTGAAATAAGCAAACAGGGTAGTTTCGTCATCGTCTGCAATGGTGAGTTTGACTACTTTTTTGTGTTTGTGTTTCCATTGGTTTAACTGAGCCTGAGTAATATTTCCGTCAAGAACATCTGCGGTTTTTAAAATTGTTTTTTCCATTTTAAAACGGTTTTATTTTTTATGATTGATGAGTTGAATTCTGATGTAATGATTTTTTATAAGTCATTGAAATGATAATTATTTCGTTGACTGAACTATAAAAAAAAGAGGCTGCCTGAGGTATTGTTTTGGAGTTGAATATTCTCGAGGCAGCCTCCTGAAGAAGATTCCCTGTCTAAAAACGGACTAATAAAGAGCTTGTAGAATAAGTTTGCAGACAAAAATCATGTTCCTTGAACTCCTTTTTTGCATAACGCAATTGATAATGGTTTTCTCTTTTTAGCCGGATTTAAAGACAGGGAATGGGGTATTATGGTTTTAGTAGTAGTAATTTATGGAGATTAGTTCCACTCAACGTGAGAACAGATCAAGTCAAAAGAAACCGCGATTTTAGTGTCTCCCTGGCTAATTCCTCTGCTGTTCGAGTTGAATTCGCAGTTTCTTACCGTGTGTGTAATTACTTCGTTGCTATCGTCTAAATAACTAACAATGATGCTGAAAGGATTAATATCCTGCAATCTTTGTCCTTTTGGTAAAGCGGCCAAAATAGCTTCTACTTCGTAATTGTATAAAGTGATAGAAGCTTTTGCCTCGTATTTTCCTCTACCTCTGTGTACTGGCATATCTCCGGCACCGTAATGGTTTTCTTTAGAAACTGAATCGCTATAGTTTACAGCTGTAATTCCGGTAACGATATTACCTGCAATGCTTACTTCGATAGATGACCAGCTGTGTTGTTGTCCGTTTATTAATGGTAATTTATTCATATGTTGCTTTATTTGTTTTTAATGATCTTTTTAACGATCTGTAACTATCACCTGATTCATTTGCATTTGCAGCAAATGAATCAGGAAGATATAATTGGTGAATTTTTATGGTTTTTGAATTGTATTAAATTCAGTAAATTATGCTTTGTCGATTCCGAAAGGATTTTTGAATCCCAAATCAACCATAATTTTACGGGCAGTTCCAATTGGAGTAATTTCTGCTTTTACTTTTAATTCTGAAGTTGCCAAAATGTTTTGTTTTGGATCTACATAAACATCAAAAGCCGAAACTTCCTGATTAGCAACCATTCCTTCTAAAGCAGATCTGCATAAACCTTCAAAGCTTTTTGAAACAGATTGAGGTAATTTACCATCGATATCTACTAAAACCGGAGAAGCCAATTTTGGTAACAAAGCAGTACGCAACAAACGAGTTGCTTTATTAATCGTACGGTTGTTTTCTACATAAGCAAAGTCTGATGTGCCGGTTGTACAAGTAGCACTGTCATTAAAATAAACACCAGGTAAACCAGTATGCGTTCTTGCGAAAATGAATCTTTTTTCGTTTAAGTCGCCTAGAGTTCCAAGAGTTTTAATTTCTTCTCCGCCAACAAAACCTGCTTTGGCAAAACCTTCACCGGTTAGGTTAAATTTTTCGATCCAGGCAATGTTTTCAGATACTTTTGCTTTAGAAATTGCTCCTAATGCCAAGCCAACTGCTGCAGTGTTTTTGTATGTGCGAGCTTTTTCAACATCCATTGCGATAACTACAGATACGTTTTCTGCATCTGATCCTTCTAATGATGGTGCATCAACAGTAAAACCTTTTCCTTCCAGAATAATTTCAAAAGGCATGTAATCTTTATAAGCAAGTTCAGCCTCGGTTTGTGCTTTTAAAACTGCGGCTTGAGTTTGTGCAAATGTTGTTGCTCCGGAATAGATAATGGCCATTTGGCGAATGTTTCCGTTTGCTTTCTCCTGCATGTCCATTGCTTTTCCTGCAATTTCTTCGTACGAAGTCGCTGTAGTGACCATAATGTACAAATCTCCGGAAGGATTCATTCTGAAAAATTGTTGAATTTGATAGTAAGCAGATTGTCCGTTTACATCATAATCAGCTGTAATTCCTAACGCTTCAGCGTCTTCTAACGAAGCAAGGCGCTCAATTTTATTTAGTGCTAATTTTGTAGTGGCAACTCCATCAAAAAGTAACCCTGAAACCATGTCCTGTTCCGGATTTCTTCTTCCTAATCCGCCTGATAGTTTGGTAATTACTACATCGTTTAATGTACTCATAATATAAATAGTTTTAATTGTTTAAAGATTTTGTTTTGTTTTTTGCTTGAAAAAGGGGCAAAAGAAGGGCTGTAGCAAGTTGGCAAACTTGCTATGATCAGGATATTTATTATTTTAATATGTATTGGTAATCAGGAATCCAAAAAGCAGAGTTGGTATTTTTGGACGGGTTATAAAAACCGGCTTTTCAATTGAATTTTGCTCTTGGCCAAGGGATAAATTTGCTTTTGATATCAAGTACAAATTTAAGGCTCAAGGTTGCTTTTTCCAATTATTTTGATATTCAAAACCAGTAGTTTCAGCGGTTTAAGCTCTGGCCTCTGTAGCGAGTCCTTCATTTATAATAGTATAAATAGTGCGCTCTGTAAGGAACAAAGTATCCGAAAGTTCAGATACGACAACTTTCATTTGTTTAGCTTGATTTCTATTAAGGTAGTTAATCACATACTCTCTCCTTTTGTCTAATAGTGTTCTGCTTCTTTTCATGTTTTAAGGTTTAAATAGGGTAATGTTTTATTTTATTTAGATTGGCGTTGATGGTGTTTATAGTTTTATATCATTGAATAGTTTTTGATTGTTTTTTATTTAATGAGAATATTTTTGACTGACTTATAATCAAATTAAGGAGCAGTATTTAAATCGACATTTCCCTGAACCTGGTTGTGGTTTATTCCGATGATTCCGGAATTTAAGTCATATCCTAAATCTTCCAGTTCTTCATTACTTAAACCATTATTAAAAAGAATGTATTTCTTTTTTAAGATATTTTCTATTAAGGTGGTTTTATAAGTGATCTCCCAAATAAAATAATCATTTTTATTCCAGTACGTGTGTTCGTTGGTACATTGTTTTTCTCTTATTTTAAATGTTGAATTAGTATCTATAGCAGCGTTACTGTTGCTATTAGACAATACAGCTTTGTCTATTCGTTGCGCAATATCAAATGCATTTGCATAACTTGTTGAAGAAATCGTTTCTACAGGTAATACAATGTATAGGCAAAATAATACATCGGCTTTGTAGTTTTTTTCAGAAGATGTTTCCCAGTCTACAGTATCGTATTTAAACATTACTACCGGTGTTTCGATAGAATCTTTAAAAATAGCATCACTATAAAGTTGCACTGTTGGTACATTCGAAGTAAACTCCGTTTCTATTGCGTTCTTTTTTTCAGTATAAAAGTCTTTTAGAATCATATGGTAGATTATTTTTGACAAATATACAACATATGTTTTAATTATTGCAACATATTACGATGAAAAATGCAGTAATTTCAGTAATATGATTTAGTTTTTTATGTTGACTATTAGAGTAATACAGTAGGGAAAAGCCTTTAAAATGCTTTAAATTCAGGTGTTACGTAAAAAAAATAGAAAAGAATGCTATTATTTATTATATATTTTTTAGTTTTGCAACATATAGTGGAATGTGTAATGCTGTTTAAAACATATTACATAATAAAAACAAAAGCAACACAATGGAAATACATACTAAGATAAAACGTATTATAGATGAGATGAAGTTAAACAATAACTCATTTGCTAAGTTAATAGGAGTAACCAGTACTACAATAGATAGTATCACTGTTGGAAGATTGCAATCTGACGGAGAAAGAAAAAGGACAAAACCTGGATTTGATTTGCTTCAAAGTATCATCACGCATTGTAATGTAAATCCTGATTACTTTTTTGGAAATAGCGATGAAATTTTTGCCAATAAAACTAATAGCGAAGTGGGTTTGAACCTGCCAAAGATTATAACGGTAAATGAAGACGGGGAGGAGAATATTAATTTTGTTGGAGTAAAAGCACGCGCGGGTTATTTAGACGGTTATGCTGATCCGGAATATATGGAGAGTCTTCCGTCATTCAGTATGCCAATGCTAAAAAACGGGACTTACAGGTGTTTTGAAATTAAAGGGAATTCGATGTCGACAACCATACATGACGGCGATTACCTTTTTGGAAAATACGTTGATAATTTTGATGATATTCTCGACGGGAGAATTTATGTTATTATCAGTAAGAATGATGGAGTAGTGGTAAAAAGGGTTTTAAACAGAATCAGGGAAAGCGGAAAATTAATCCTGAAATCCGACAACAGAGACGGAAATTACCCAATGTATTCTATTTATGCCGAGGATATTCTGGAAGTTTGGTACGCAAGTATGTACGCTTCTAAACAGATGCCGGATCCTATTAATATTTATGAAAAGATTCATGATCTCGAAAGTAAATTCTATGAAATGGAAGAGACTTTGAGAAAAAAGCTGAACTAGATAAAACAACAAAAACTGCAACATATTTGTTGCAGTTTTTGTTTATCGTACGTTTTAGATACTCCTGTGTGATAAAAAGAAGAAAATTATTTCTCTTTATATTCATCACGCAATACGCCGGGTTCGTCTTCTAATACTTCATTATCACTTGGTTCTTCCATATTTACACCAAACATTTTCATTATCATTTTTTCTTTTTCAGCACAAAGATCCAGATCTTGTAATTCTTTAATGCTAAAGCTTGTTCTTCTAAATACCTGGCTGGGAAATGCTATATAATTTTTGTTTTTACCGTTTTTTACAAATAAAAGAATAATTTTAGGATAAGTATCTTCAATATAAAAACTTCTGCAGACACTAGTTTTTTGCCGTCTTAGACCTTTTCTTTCTTATTGCAAACTTTTGAGTTTTTTAGATTCAATTTTTTATCTTTTTAAAGTACTTTTTGCGAATTGATCATTCTCAAATTCTTCTTTAGTTTTATAACTAAAAGTATTTCTGAAAGCTCCTTGTTTTAGGTTTTTTGCATCGTAAGAATCTACTTCTAAGTAAGTATTGTTATTTGGATGGTGGCGAAATTTTAAACACCAATTGTCATCGCCTATATAATAAACCAATGCATCTTTTTGGTATAATCTTTTTTGATAAATTTTTCCTCTTTTATTATACAAACGCAGTGTATCTGTAAAATACCCTCCTTTTGTTTCTATTTCATAATATAATGCACCATTTTCATGAAAATCTTTTTCGATACCATTTCCATCTTTAAAAGAAGTTGAATAAATTACTTTTCCATCTTTGTTGTAGATTTTATAAATACTATCTCGTAAACCGTTTTTAAAATACTCTTCTCTCTCCCTAAATAATATTTTGTTTTAATGTAGCTCAAAGAATCATAATAGTAATATTTTTCAGTAATCCATTTGCCAGATTGCCTGCCATTAGCAAAACTACCTTTTCTGTACTCTTGTAAATCTTTAATTTTGAATTTGTTAACTTCGCATACATTTAAATCTGTTTTATACCAATTATAGAAAACATATTCTGGTTCATCCGAAAACATTAAAGTTGAACATGGATTTGGCTCTATTGAAATTGTTTTTGTTCCAATGCAACTTAATAGTATTACGGGAATAACAAATATTGTTTTTTTAATTGTTTTCATAGTCATTACGCATAAATGAATTTACCCTACAAACATCCATTCCAACTTTATACCAATTATAAAAAACAAAATTTGTTATATAAGGTAAATCTGTGAAGCTACCTTCGTTAGAAGAAGCTTGAATTACTAATGTGCATGGAGGAACATCAACTGACAATACTTTATTTAACTTAGTTTTGCAGCTCATAATTAGTAGCGCAGTACTTGTAGTTTTCATAGTTTACTTTTTCAACGTACTTTTTGCAAAGTGGTCATCCTCAAATTCTTCTTTAGTTTTATAACTAAAAGTATTTCTGAATGCTCCTTGTTTTAAGTTTTTTACCTCGTATGAATCTACTTCTAAGTAAGTACTATCATTAGGTTTGTATCTGTATTTTAAACACCAGTCATTCCCTGTATAGTAAGCCAAAACATCCTTTTGGTACAGACGTTTCTCAAAAATTTTACCTTCTCTATTATATAAATGAAGGGTGTCTGTAAAATAACCATCTTTGGTATTAGCTTCAAAATAAATCTTTCCGTTGCCATAAAATTCTTTCCATAATCCGGTGCCCATTTTGAAAGTAGTTTCGTAGATCACTTTGCCATCATTATCAAACTGTCTAAAAATGCTATCACGTAGCCCATGTTTAAAATATTCTTCTTTGTATATTTTTCCTTTTGCATAAACATTTCCTAAAGTATCAAAATCAGCATCGCCACTGAGCCATTTGCCTTCTTTAAAGCCATCTATGCCAATTTTTCCTATTCGATATCCTCCTTCCGAAAAAGTTTCACGATAAAAATCTGCCCCAATATATTCGCTAGGAAAATCTTCAAACATGCGATTATTAGATGAATTGTTAAAACCTTCAGTGGTAGGAGGCATTGAAACATAAGACTTGCAAGAATAAAAAAGAAGCAATACGATAATTGGGTAAAAAAATGTTTTCATTTTTGCTTTATAATTATTATTTGAGGATCTAAAAATCTAATTCTATTTGAATCAGAATGCGCTAGGTGAAGTCTCATAACTTCTCCCATATTAATTTTTTGCGTAGATGTTTTGTGTTAAAAAGTGATTTTGAAAAGAGTATTTTCATTTTTACTTTTTCAACGTACTTTTTGCAAAGCTATCATCCTCAAATTCTTCTTTGGTTTTGTAACGAAAAGTATTTCTGAAATCGCCTTGTTTTAAGTTTTTTACCTCGTATGAATCTACTTCTAAGTAAGTACTATCAGTAGGTTTGTATCTGTATTTTAAACACCAGTCATTACCTGCATAGTAAACCAAAACATCTTTTTGGTACAGGCGTTTCTCAAAATTTTTACCTTCTTTATTATATAAATGAAGAGTGTCTGTAAAATAGCCGTCTTTAGTATATGCTTCAAAGTAAACTTTTCCGTTGCCATGAAATTCTTTCCATAATCCTGTTCCCATTTTAAAAGTGGTTTCGTAGGTAATTTTGCCATCCTTATCAAATTGTCTAAAAATGCTATCTCGTAAACCATGTTTAAAATATTCTTCTGTAAATAACGTCTTTATTTTTTCTTTTTTATTTACAGTATCATATTCATGAATTGCGTAAGACCAGCGGCCTTCTTTATAACCATTTCTGATTAAGCCAAACCTAGTGTCACTTTCGTAATGTGCGTTGCCATAAGCTGTGTCTTCATTTGGGAAATCTTCATAAATTTTATCATTTGGCGAGTTATCATAGAACCCAATAAGTTGTTCTGTTAAAGGTTCTGCTAATCTAGTATGCTTTAAACAATTATATTTTGTGCTACAAAGCCATTTAGGATGTTTTGAAAAATTAGCGGTTGTACATGAAATACATATAGTTAAGATAAAGGTAGATGCTATTGATGTTTTTTTCATTATTTTGCCATGTTTAGTAATTCTTGTAATCTTTTCTCATTATTGTTATTTGGTTGCTCAAAAATCTTAATTTAGAATTTGTATAATCCATTATATTGGATGTATTTGCTTGTTTAAACATTATGTAATTAGAATGTGTTTGATTAATTATTTCTTTATTATACTCTATTTGTTGTTTTAGTAGATTAATCAAATCGGTTCTAACAAAATACATTTTCTGTACTATAGTTTCATAATCCCTTAAATCATTTTTGTTAAGTTCTTTTATTACTTTATTATTTTGAGAAATCCATATATTTGAATTTTCTATATTTTTTTCAAGGAGTTCAAAATGTTCTCTTTTAGTTTTATGTGTGCCATCAGAATAATTTATTATATCATTTGCTCCCAAACGAATGTAAAGTGCAGAATCTGTTGTCTTTTTACTTTTTTGACTATTTACATAAATTTGAGTTTTTCTATTGTAAATAAGAAGTGCATCAATTAGATCCTGTTTTATCACTTGTAGACTATTCCAGGAATAATATATATCTTTTTTTAAATCTAACTCATTTAAGGATTTTATTAGTCCGCCAATATATTTTTCATTATCACTTCCATCAGGATTTTTTTCAGGTAATCCATTCCCCAAAAGAAATTCTTTGACGTTTTTGTAAGTTTCCTGTTCTTTTTTATTATAAAATAAATGGGGCAAACCTAACATATGGCCAATTTCGTGTGAATAATTATCTTTTACTTCAATTGCATCAGAATATACAAATAAAGCATAATGATTTAAAGGTACTTTTTTACTAAACGCCACTGTTTCAGTTAGAGATTCATAATCCGATAGAATAATTATTCCTCCATTGTTTATTTCAGATATGTTAGATTTGGTTATAAGCTTATCTTTATAAAGATTAATAACTGTATAATCAATATTTCCTTCCACTATTACGTCTTTTACTTCGGTTCTTATTTCGGTAGTTTTTATTTCTTTGCCATCATCTGTGTATGAAATAATTGTATAAGTTTTTTCTTTAACGAAGTTTTCTTTAAATAAATTTTTGCTCTTCCAATCCTCCTTATCAAAGGCATACAAATAATCATCTACATCAATCTCATCCATAGCATCAAAATTTTCAATCTCGACAGTATAACCAGCTTGGTTAAGAGAGTTGTTGTTTAAATAATCTTTTGTACCTGCATTTTTAAACTTTTTAAACAAGCTTTTAGCTTTCTCATTTGGATTTCCTTCGTTTGAAACCAAAGCAATAATCCTAAATTTAAGTTTCAATACTTTATTTTCCATCATGCTTAAACCACCTACTTCACGTGGGCCTTTTGCGCCAGTGTGTAAAAAAAAGTATTTTTTGTCTAACGATTCTTTTGAACAATTTATTGTAAGCTTGAGCTGTTCCTTAGCAACTATTTTTTTCTTTGTTGTTTTGTCGTTTTCGTCCTTTCTTTCTTCTTCTCCGTCAATTTTAAAACTATAAAAGTCATCTCCTGTAATAGATATATAATCGTCCTGACTTTCTCCTTCAAAAAAGACTTCCAGACTCAATATGGCTTGCTCACCTGGTTTTAGTAAAACAAAAGGAGTATCAACATAATCACAAAAATTAATTAGATCATAATTTTCCTTAATTGCTTGTATTGCACCTGCTGTATCTTGACTTACATGTATAATATCACCTAAATCTTGAGAAGAATTTCCTTTTTTATAAAAGTATTCAGCATCTGAAAAAGGAACTCCTTGTATTTCTTGTATTTCCATTGTTTCCGGATCGACATCTACCCAATCAAAGCCAAATTCTCCATTATAAGTTTCTAAAGTTCTGACTTTGACATAAACCTTTGAAATCTCTTTGGGCTCTGAGGAGTAATTTCCAAATATAACATTTTTTGTTTGCGTTTGTTTTGAATCTATGATAGAAATGGTTCCGCCATAACTACATATACACTTAGAATCTTCTAAGAGTCCTTTATGTTCAGTCTGAAATACATTGTTTTTTGTGTTGCTCCAAGGTGCTTTAATTTCTGGAACACATGGAGGTGGTGGGGATGATCTAGTACAATTAACAAAATTTGATGAAAATGTATTTTCATTTTCAGTAGCCATCAATTTATCCTGAATAAAAATTTTGGTTTGAGATTTAACCTCCAGCGCGCCCTCAGCAGTACCCAAAGTACATTTACACTGGGCACCATTACATATATATTTTGCCATAATTAATTGATTAATACGTTTGCTCCTTTTATGGTTGTATCTTGTACTGCTTCTACTTTTATGGCCATATTTGCTTTAATATTGATATTAGAGCTGGCGTCTATGTTTACATTATCTCCCTTTAAATTAATGTTACCAGATGTCAATATATTTACACCATTTTGACCTAAAAGTTCAATTAAATTATTAGCATCTTTTTTTAACTGTATTCTGTTTTTTTCTAATAGAATGGTGTCGTTTGAGTCTGTAAGTTTTATTTCGGCTTTTTCGTTACCGTTCATTTCAAATGACAGCTTTTCCTTTTCATCATCATTATATAAGCGAACTGAGATATTACTTGGTTTTATTAATAAACTAGTTCTCTTTTTACCATTTTCATCATTTATTTTTAAGTCGGTCGTGCTTTTTGTCATTGTTAGAACTGAGCCTTCAATTACATTATTATCTTTAATCGAATTAAAAGTCGTTGTAAGACTATCAGGTGAAAAATGTGTAATTGCTAATGGTTTTTCATCGTCATTAAAATAACTAATTTTAAAGTTTTTTTCTTTGTCAAACTCTATTTTAGCGACATCAAGAATTTTGGTTTCATTAGTTTCTGTTGCAGTATCTGCGTTGATATAGCGAATATGTAGTTTATTACCATCGGCACTGTAATCAAAAAACAATTTAGGGTCACTTGTAGCTTGTATTCTTCCCATTAGTCTATCAACTTCAGAAAACTGCGAAACAAAAGCTCTCGTTTCGACTCCGTCAATAATCGTAGCCAAAACCCAGCTGTCTTTTTTAGGAATCGTGATAATCCCTTGTTCGACATCGAGGATTGAAGCTTTCAATCGTACGTTTTTGATAATTGCGCCATCGGCGCGCATGATATTTACAGTATAGGCATCTTCAGGATTATGGAGCGATTCTATTTCGTTATTTATTTCGATGACTTTTGCTGCAAAAGTTTCAATAATTTGATTTTTACTGGCGACATCTTTTATTAGATCTGTTATATTTCCCATTTTGTAATTTTATACTGTTTCTACTCTTCGTCCTACGTAAATTTTTTGTCTGTAACCGTTTTCGCCATAGCTTCGTTCTACTTTTTCGACCTGAAAAGTGCCGTTTTTTTCTTTATCCTTAGCATTTTCCAGAATTACCTTGTCTGTAGGTCGTACAAATGGTTCTCCAAAAGTCAGGAAATAACCTTCGAGTCCGCTTGGTTTAGATTCCATGGCTCTCACAGCAGCATATTGATACAATTCTGCAGCAACTTTTGTTGCGGCATTTTTAAAAGCTTCGGGGGCTTTGGGCAAATCATCTTTATCGTCATGCAATACATGCGTTTTTACTAATTGTCCGTTTGGATCGCCTAACTCGATATAAATTGGAGTGTTCGAATTTTTAAAATATTTTTCGACTCGTGTGCGGGTATTTTTGGTCGATTCATTTACTACAATCAATTTATCCTCGATAATATTATAACGAAATCTAAAACGTACTTTTCCCATAAATCCTCCCGAAACAGATTGTAAAACTTTATTCAACTTAGAACTTAAAAGGCTAAGTCCCTGATTGATCAATTTTTTGACCAATGCTCCAGCTAACGGGCTTTTAATGAAATTTCGATCAATAAAACCGGCTAATTCTGCCGAGGTATGCTGTTGTGGATTATTAGTAATAGTAAGTACAGGAGCTAAATCTTCGGTTTTGAAATACGTATAAATTCCTTTGTCTTTTAGCATCTCAAAAACCTGGGCCAAACTTTGATTTCTGTTAATCATTACATTGCCTAATTCCTCATCGAGAGCATTTACTTTAAAAGGTAATTTTAGTTCTTTGATTCTTTTTTCGAAGAAGGTTTTAGGATTAAAGCTTTCAACATTTGTGGTCGGGTTGGTTGAAACAATATTCAGAACATCATTTTTATCCTGAACATCATCGTCTTTTACCGCTTTTACTTTCTTAAAAGCATACATTGCATCTTCGCAGGTTATGGTAGCATTGGTATCTGATTGTACTCCTGTAATATAACCTCTAAAAGCGGGTTTGTAATCATCGTCATATCCTAAAAATATTTCTATGAAACTTTCTAGTTTAAAAAAATCGTGAACTGTTTTTTCTTCACCATTTGCATTTTTAAATAAGTTTTGATCAAATCCCTTAGTGTCGGTAAACACTTTTTGAGGCATTACAATTGTTGCTGTATCTGTGAGAGATTTGTACGAACTGCTTATATCTACATTTTTTACATAAGTAAATTCATAAAATTTGGGAGTCGGAATAAGTTTTATCGTTTCGTAAACTCTAATTTTAGCATTTAGTTTAAGCATTGTCTCTGATTATTAGTTCTACAGTTTCGTCTGATGTGGCGCTGGCCGTAAATTTTTGAATATTTTTTGTTCCCGAAATTGATGGGATCGAGTAGGAGTCGATCACTAATTCGTAAATGCCAAATCGGTTCAAAATAGCGTGCGTTACTCGTAGAGCGTACGGCGCATTTAAGAATTGTTTCAATAAAAAAAGTTTTTCCTTTGGATATTCATCTCCGGTTTCATTGGCAATTAAACCTTCGATAGAAATACTAAAATCGCCATTTGTAATATGTTCCTTGATAGTTGAATCTCTGCCTTCGATGCTTTCTTTTTTGATGGTTTTTGAGCGATTAAGATTCACAGTAACAGCATCTACACGTAAACTGGGTAAATTGAGATCTTTTTTTGTTAAAGGTTCAAAAACCAAAGGAGCGAAGACCCTTAGATTAAATTCTCCTCCGGTTTTATCTATAATAAAATCTTTCGATTCAGACTCGTTATAGTTAATGCCGGTATATTCAGAGTCTTTGGTGTCTAAAATTTCGTTTACATTAAAATTGAATTTCATAATGATTTATTTTTTATTTTTAATTTGAAAATGCTTGTGCAAAAGCGGTCATGAATGTGTTTTCGAGTCTTTTGTCGTTGTGTTTTTGTAACCAAAGGGCCTCTTCAAGTAACTTATAAAACTCATCCATTGCTAATTGATATGGATCCACCTGAAAAGCGTATCGAATAAGAGCTGCCGATTTTTTGAATTCATCTTTTTGTGGAGTTGCATCTATCGTAAATTTGCTGTCATTTTTGATCATCGCAACAAGAGAATTTCCTGCCGAAAGCATGAATTCATCATCATAAATTTCCTTATCCAGAACACATTCTTTAAATAAAAACAGAATTGCTTCATGCGGATTATCCTTGTATTTATTTTGATAATTTAGGAATGTGGTGAATGATGGTTTTTTGCAGTAAACAGTTGTCAGTTGATCTTCTGATGTAAATTTTATTACTGTACCGTATTTTTCTTTTAGTTTTTGTATCGTTATTTCGTCTGGCATTTTTATAGTTTTAGAGATGTTGTCTTTGAATGTTGAAATAGATTTTAGAAAGTTTTATGCTTTTTAAATACTACTGTCCCGACTTTCTTTTTTAATAATTTCTGACAGATTTTCGTTTCTTTCGGAAGTAGTGAAAGGTGTTATCGTAAAGCTCTCTATAAAAATGTTTCCGTCTGTAGTTTGTCCCAAAGGATTTTTGAATTTGCTCATATCGGGTGTTTTAGGTATTTCACCTAGATCTTTTGGTGTATAATCCATGATTGGTTGAATGTTTAATTGTTACTATGATTGTTGAAAGTAGTGTGTACAGATGAGGTATTTATTCTCAAAAAAAATCTGAAAATAAATGGTATTTTTATATCTGTTTGGGATGCTAATAGTTGTTATTAGAGTATGTAAAAGTAGGGTAGAAGGGTGCGAAAAACGAATAATTTGAGGTTGGTTTTCTGTAGTTTCAGTGGAATGTAAATTGGTTTAAAGTTTTGTAGTTTATTTGTTTGAGGTTTTTCTAGTGTTAACTTTTTTATTGTAAAAAACATCCAGGATTATTGAGGAATTTATTTTTCCCTAATAATCCTGGATGTTTTTTTTACAGCCTATATGAATGTTTATTTTTGAATGAAAAAGTTTTTTTATCCCTGCTTTCGGGGATTTATTTTAACGTTTATTATTCTAGCTTCCTCCATCTGTTATTGTCCAATTATTGGGAGAGTTTTCTAAAATGGCTTTTCCTGCCATTCCTCCTGATGTGTATTTTGCTGTCCCGAAATTTATGTTTAAATTTGGTTTAGCTGGTCTTGAACTCCAACCATTATAAATTGCATCTAAATTTGAGTTTGAAAATGTGTTGGATCTTTTGCCGGGCATAAAAGATGTTAAATTATCAACATTTGAGACATTCCAATTTCCAATGTTTTGATCGAATGCTTCGGCTGCTTGAAACATTTGTGACATGGCAGTTACTTTTGAAGTATCCCAATTTCCAATGTTTTGATTGAATAAACTCGCTTCGTAAAACATTTGATTCATATTTGTAACATTCGAGACACTCCAGTTATTTATTGGTTGGTTAAATGATCTTGCAGTAGCAAACATTGCCGCCATAGTTGTAGCAGAAGATGTATTCCAATTGTTAATATCAGAAGATCCGCCATTATTGAATCTTGAGTTATAAAATGTAGATTGAAAATTTGTCACTTTTGAAACATCCCAAGACCCAATGTTTTGGTTAAATTTTGTACTTGCAAGCATAGCAGTCATATAAACAACATTTGAAACATTCCAATTTCCAATTGGTTGATTAAAATTTGTTGCCCCATAAAATGTCCCCGACATATTGGTAGCGGCACTAGTTTTCCAATTATTTATATCGGAAGACTCACCATTATTAAACGTAGGTGCATCACCAAACATAGAAGCCATATTTATAACTTTAGATACATCCCAATTTCCAATATTTTGGTTGAAATTTGTTGCCTTATAAAACATTGCAGCCATGTTTGTAACATTTGATACGTTCCAATTTCCGATGTCTTGATTGAATAGATTTATTCCATTTCCTGATCTTGAAAACATATATGACATATTTGTAACTTTTGAAGTATTCCAATTCCCAATCGGTTGATTGAATCTTTGAATAGTATCTCCACCGCCACCAGCAAACATATAGCTCATATCTATATCAGATGCAGAATTTAAAACCCAATTATTGATATCGGAAGATCCGCCATTATCGAAATTGACTTCACCTGAAAACATATTTGAAAAATTTGTAACCTTTGAAATGTTCCAATTTCCAATGTTTTGATTGAATTGTTTGGCGTCTGCAAACATATAACTCATATTAACACATGAGGACGTATTCCAATTATTGATATCAGGAGAACCACCATTATTGAAATTACTTGCTTGATGAAATAAGCTTCGAACTTCTGTAACTTTTGAAATATTCCAAGAACCAATATTTTGATTAAAAGATGTTGCAACAGAAAACATTTGCGACATATTTATATCTGAAACAGTATTGAATGTCCAATTATTAATGTCAGGTGATTCGCCATTATTGAATGCTATTGCAGCATAAAACATCTGAACAAAATTTGAAACGTTCGAAACATTCCAACCACCAATATTTTGGTTAAATGAGGATGCAAATCCAAACATAGAATTCATTTTTGTTACTTTTGAAACGTTCCAATCTTCTATGTTTTGGTTAAAATATGTTGCTCCGTAGAATATATAAGCCATATTTGAAACGTTTGAAACATCCCACTCATTGATTCTGTTTATAGTGGTCAGGTTGGTACATTGATAAAAAGTTGCTCCCATGTTGGTTAGTCCGGTTGTATCCAAAACATCGTTAACTTTTGATAAATCTAATTTAGCGCAATCTTTAAAATGATTACCATCATTTCCTAGTCTAAGATTCCCCCAACTCAATATATTTAAAATTTTGAGTTTGTCTCCACTTCCGTAAAATGTCCAATTATAACAAATCCCTACGATAGTTATCTTATAAGTTCCTACTGAACTATAAGTATGTGTAACTTGTGCCTGATTCCAGGATGTTATAGTATCTTGTGTTCCGTCACCCCAGTCTACAATGAAATTATATACCCCTCCATTTTGAAGGGGTAATTTTATCTGATTTTCTGCACTTGATCCAGTTGAAATATTATCCGTTTTCCAAGTTGAAACAAATTCTTTTTCTGCTTCTCGTTTCCCAAATACATATTTTTTTATACCCATTATACACTTAGTATTATTTGGTTGGTATTTTCCAATTTTGTCAGATTGAAATATTTTTTCTCTGGAGTAATTTCAGGTTCTCCAAATACCCATTCAATCTGATTAGCCCATTGCCAGGTTAGATTTACACCTTCTAGTGTGATCGCATTAAATGAAAATTCTTCTGTGGTGATCATAGGCATTCTTACAATACCACTACTTTTAAAAATGATAGTTTGGCCATTCCAATTTTCCTGGACATCTATATCTCCATTTATAATGATTTGTTTATCCTTTATTTGTCTTGTTTCAACTGCTGCCGTAACCGCCTTTGATGTTGGAATGCTTGTATCAAAATTTGAGATAGTATCTTTATCAATTGATCTTCCTCTCATATCTGTACCTAAGGCATCTACACAAAGTACCGTATCAGAAGAATTTGAAGGCATTTTAAACATCTTTTCCGCACCGGTCGTGTCTATGCCATAAAATCTAAGTCCACCGCTTAAATGACTTTTTTCTACATAATCTCCACTACTACCAGGTACAGTAATGTTTCCATTTTCATCCGCCAAAATTCCATTTACAGAGATGGGTAATGTAACATTTCCTTTCGTTCCTGTTGGAAGTGAAATTGTAGTTGATGTTGCAACATTTGTTGCGTCAAATCCAGTGAAAAATTCTTTATTTACAAATTTAATGCCTTTTTCAAAATACGCTGTATCTGTAGTATAAGAGTTACCAATTATTTGAATCGCTTCTTTCTCTTCCCCGGATTCTGTAAAATCTCTATAATTCATTCTAAGACTTCCATAAGGATTACCACTAAAAGGTTTGTTAAACACAAATCCCGAAGATTGGTTTATGTAAAAAGACGAATCCAAAGATGTTGGACTTTCAATCTTTAAGTAACCTCCTTGGATATTTGTACCCGTACCTCCATATAACGTAATACCTTTATTCCTGCCAAAAATAGTTACCCCTTTTGGATTACTTCTAGCATCAAGTGCAACACCTTCACTTTGATTCATTATTAGAGAACCCAATCCCGAGGCGGCTAAATTAACTCCTCTTGATCCTGATGTGTTAATATCAATTACGTCATTTCCACCATATATGGTTACTCCTCTGCCCAAACCTATATCAATGCTACCATTTCCCTGAGTTGTCAAAGCAATACCACGAGATGTCGACATTAAGAAAGCTGTAGTATTCTCATCCGGAGAAAACATTTCAAATCTTGATGGATTATCAACTGAGTCTTTTAGTTTAATTTGCATTTCACTAACCTGAACTTTCGTGCTACCTGTATCAAGTACAGTTTGCCAATTTCCAGCACCTGTTACAGCTACATTTCCTGTAGAATCGGCAATAACACCATTTACAGAAGTTACAATTCTCTTATCATTTAACGTGGTGTTATTTGAAACAAACCTTAAGTTTCCTCCTTGAGAATCAATTGTAATTCCTCCAGTCCCTCCACCAATTTCTATTCCTGAGCCTTCGGAGTTCATTCGTAATGGCTGATTTGTAGCAGCATCTCCGGAAGTTAAAAATCCGCCTCCATTAGATGAATTTAATAAAAAACTTTTAGCTCCTAAGTTAAAAACTCCATCAGTAAAAGCATCAATTCCTTGCCCTCCCGCTTTCATATTAATATAGCCGTAAGTGTCACCACTAACAGACTGATTACCAATTTTCACGCTATCTGACACTAAACCAATACTCCCAGTTTCTAATGTTTGCTGTAAATCTTGGTTTCCTCTATCTATAGAGATATCTCCGGTACCTATCAATGATTGATTATTAATAGTCTTAAAGTCGCTTTTTGTCGCTAATGTATAAATTCCGCTATTTTTAGTTGGATCTAATTTATAAGATAAATTTTTCCCTACTGGTGGGGTATCTCCTGAAAATTGAATTGACCCATAATTAGAAGTGCCTTTCTCTTTTATAGTAGAATGAATACTAATTCCAAGACGACTTGCAGAAATAGTACTTCCCTGATCTGGTCCTTCTGATCCTATTATTATACCTCCAGGGCCAGAATAATCACTTCCAACTCCAAATAAAGATCCGTTTCCTTGATATTTAAATTGACTGGAATCTCCTACTTGTTGTAATGTGGGTACTTTTGATTCTATACTTATATTTCCATTTCCAACAATTTCTTCCCCATTAATTGTTTTAAATTCAGGTTTATTAATCAATTGGCTAAAACCAGATTCACTATTCCAATCTGTATTTACTTGCGGTGCATGTGCAATTTTATCAGCTAAGTGATTATCTAGAATGGTTTTATCTGCTTTGGTTAAAAGCAATTCGTCAATTCCATCGATATCTTTTACGGGAACTTTTTCAAATTTATGTCGGAAGGAATCCCAGGTATCCCAGAATTGCGCCTGCGATGGTTTAAGACTAGTTTTAAACCAATTTTTTATGGTATTTAATGTTTGTATAGCCATGTTTTTTATTTAGTTATAGATTTTAAAAAAATCAACTGTTTTAATTGTTGGTAAAGATTTATTTCTGATTTTGAGACTTTTTTTATTTCCTTTATTTGGAATTTATTTCTCCGTTATTTTCACTAGAAAATAACGGAGAAATACTGGATAATAATGCTGATAAAAACAGACCGATTAATTTGATTCTGTTGATGGTTAACAATGATAATCCTGCATCTTGTAAAAGATCGAATTTTGTATCGATTACGCCTGTTAAAACAATTAAAAGGGTCACGATTATTGTGACTTTTGATTTATTCATAATAATTGATTTGATTTTTTTTATTAAATATTATAAAGTGGCACAATTAGTTAATGCTTTCTACCTCAATCTTCATAATGACTGAGATAGAAAGTTGAATTGTAGGCTCTTAATACTTAGCGGATTATTTAATCTACCAGATTTATTATTGTTTTTCAATCCATGCAGACCAAACTCCTGCTGTTAATGTTCGTATAAAAAATCTGCCTGCTGAAGCGGTCGATGTGAATGTAATTCTCTGCATTCCGTAATCAGACGTATTATATCTGAATGTTTCTAAAAAGTAGTCTCCCGTAGCTCCTGCTATTTGGATGGTATTACCTGCTATTGTTCTCTGTGAACCAACAGGTGTATTATTGAATATGACATTTGATGATTCTGTCAATGCAGCGGCTACGTTGATTCCGTTAGTTGAGATAGTTCCATTTACCTCTAATTTACTTCCATTATCTCCTGTTGTTCCTATTACCACATTACTGTAAAATTCCGCCGTGAAAGAAGTTAGTGATCTTCCTATAAAATTTGTAGCTGTAAGATCTCCATTTTTATTAAGAATTATATTGGTCTCTGGCGGACGAGGAAATGTATCCATGTCAGTTAGTTCTATATTACCAGTTATACCCAGATTACCAGTTATATTAAGGTCGCCCTCTTTAAATTCGTTGCCAGTTTTATGTAATACATTGTCGTCATATACGGATATATCTCCAGTACCTAATATTGATTGGCCGTTGATAGTTTTAAAATCAGATGTGGTTGCTAATGTTCCAGACTTATCAGGAAATAACAGATTGTTACCTTTTGTCGGTTCTTCAAATTCTACTATAGTAGTAAAACCTAATGAAGGTTTAGAATATCCAAGTTTTAAACCAGTCCCATTACCCATTGTTATTCCAGAAGAAATATCTAAATCTACTATATTGTTATTTAATACAATAGTCTCATTACTAATTACTATATCGGATATTGTATTTTCTGACGACAAATCTCCTAACGTAGCTGCTCCTCCATTATCTAAAGTTTGTTGTAAATTCTGTTTATTCAAGTCTTCTGTAGTCGTAAACGTATGAGTCCCTCCTTCAGGGTGTTCTGGAAATTCATATATATTGACAACACCTGTTCCTCCCGCCTTATTTCGTATTAAATTAGTTGTATAGGTATCTAGGTTATAGAAAGCAACATGATCCTTAAAAATCTTCACTCTATTACTAGGGTCTTCTATGTTTAGATTACTAAACGATAAATAACTTGATCCTGTAGGATAAGTGAATTGTATTACTTTACCTGTGGTTTCAGTATCTCCTGCTGCTAGTACTTGTTCAATAGTAGGTATAGCTCCTCCTGAGTGTGCATCTACATACTCTTTAGTCACTAAAGATTTAGCTCCTCCTGAATCAATTAAAGCATTTGTTAATGTCGGAGCTAATAATCTGTTATCAGCTTCTTTTCTAATTGCAATATCTCCTACACCATTAGCAAAAATTGCTAAATTAGAATCATCTTGATTTAATCCTGATATACCACCAATAATAGTATTTCCATTACCTGTAGATATGCCATTTGATCTTGTTCCAGTATTAATTGAAATATTATCATTTCCTGTAGTATACCTATTCCCTGTAGCAGGGGCTTCAATTAATACATTTCTTGATCCGTTTGTTAAGTAAGAACCCGATTGGAATCCAATTGTGATATTAAATTCACCTGTACCAGTGATGTCGCTGTTACTACCTCCCCCCAAACTTATGCATCCTAGAGCGGTATTATAATTACCCATAATTCCTGCTCCTGCCGCTGCTCCAATAGCAGTATTTCTAACACCTGATATATTATTCATTAACGCATTTGTACCAATACCTAAATTAAATTGACCAGTAGTTAGTTTATTTAAAGCGTTACCTCCAATAGCTACATTTTGTGTTCCTGTCGTTGTATATCTTAAAGCACCAGTTCCTACTCCAGTGTTAAAATTAGCAGTAGTAGCTACAGATAATACATTTCTTCCAATTGCTGTATTACCTGTACCCCCTGTTGTTGTTGAACCCAAAGCATTTGAACCAAAAACGGTATTTGAAGTTGTTAAAAGATTACCTACGCCAACTCTTACCCCATTTATAAGCTTATCTGCTCCTCCCAATTCTTGCAAAGAAGTAGTATCAACTATACCTGATTGAGTTGCTGAAACTACCTGATCTGTTGCTAATTTATAAGGAGTACTGCTATCTGGCATTTCTGGAAAACTAAAAATATTTTGTCCTGCTGATTCTCCATCAAAAAGTAATTTTAAATTTTTATCTCCTTTGCTCCAGTTTATGTTATCACCATTGTATTGAATTCCTTCTCCTAGTGGACCATCAATTGATAAGTTTTTAGAATCTATTGTAGCACTATATTCTTCGTCTAAAAATACAATTGGCTGAGTAAGGGATTTATTGTCGGAATTTAATACCTGATTTAATGTAGGAATTGCCGAACTAATAGTAATATCTCCATCTCCAACTATTGCTTCTCCATTAATAGTTTTAAATTCTGGTTTATTAATCAATTGACTAAAACCAGATTCACTATTCCAGTCCGTATTTATTTGCGGTGCATGTGCAATTTTATCAGCTAAGTGATTATCTAAAATTGTTTTATCTGCTTTGGTTAAAAGCAATTCGTCAATTCCATCGATATCTTTTACGGGAACTTTTTCAAATTTATGTCGGAAGGAATCCCACGTATCCCAGAATTGTGCCTGCGATGGTTTAAGACCAGTTTTAAACCAATTTTTTATGGTATTTAATGTTTGTATTGCCATGATGTTTGATATTTAATTAAGTGATTGTTTTTGGAAGTTTATTTCTTTCAGATGAGACTGATTCATTTGATTTTTAGAACTATTCTTGTCGGGAATTTTAGGCATTTTTTTCGTGCCTTTTGATAATAGAAAATTCATAGTGGTATTTATTTAATTGATTTATATTCCTTTTTGGGATATTATTTTTGAGAATAGCTAGAGAAAATAATTGTTTCAAAAAACGATCGCTATTACAATTTTGAGGATGTAAAAGTAGTTGGGAAGAATACAAAAAACAGAAAAATAAGACCCGGTTTTTCGGTAGTTTCAGCAGAAATCAATCTAAGTTTAAAGTAGTACAGTTATAATTTCTTTTATATTAAAAACAACAAAAAGCCGTTAGCAGCTAGAAGATTTTGGTCTTATAGTTGCCAACGGCCAGGTTTGTTTCAAAAAAGTGATTAGCTATTTTTTAATACTGGAAGATTTTTGTTTTGTGCTTCATAACACTTTCAATTGCTGAATTTTGTTTAAATGAAATATCTGTTATTTCTTATCTTACTAAGTCATGCTAATTTACACTGTAGCTAAAACTAGCAGTAATATTTGATAATCCAGATGTTGAAGCTTTGTATATTATTGCAGCTTTTGATTCACTAATTACAGAAACTTGTGCTGAAAAATTAGCGTTTGCAGTAGCCCCTGTTGCTATTCCGGAAAGTAAACTTGTAGAAACATTTCGATTAAAAGGCAGTGATATATCTATTTGAACGCCTGAAAAGCTAACAGGTGTGGCTGCTAAAGCTATCATGACATTTACTATATTATCCATTTTTGTATAAGTAGCCGATATAAGTGTTGCACCAGTAACATTTAGAGTGTTTTCTAAAGATGGTGTATATGTACCAGAACTATAAATAGAATTAACATAATCAGTAGTTACGATTTTATTTCTTACACCGTTGTGAGTTTCCCATAGTTCGCCATTTTCATTTCTTTCAATTGCTCCGTTCTGAGGAACTGTTGTTAAAGTGCCATTTGGTATAATTAAAGGTGCACTAGTCGCAGTACCCGCCGGTGTTTTGAGAAAATCGTTTGCTAAGGCAAGCAATCCCGACCTATATGGTAAGCCTACGAAAATATTTTCCACTGGAGGAGCGTATGGACTTATGAACATGGAGTTCCCGCTCGGAAATATCCATTTGATTGATTCCCAGCCATATTGTACCTGTCGATTACCATAAAGAGAACTATCAAGCCGCGAAACAAACTTATCTTGTTTCATTTCAGTCGTGTAGATTTCATAACCTGTACTATTGTTAACTTTTAAACCTTGGGAAAAATTCCAAACCCCTCCGATAGTTTGAGTTTGCGTTTTAATCCAGTTCCACCAATTAAACAATTTCGAACGGCTCACGACTTTGTTATCTTCTGGAACGGCTGCCGCTATTTGCGTTTCGGCATCAGTTGCTAAAGTTGCTGTCAATTTGATTTGATTTAACTGTTTGCCCATTTCAGCGGTTAACGCATTTGTAACACCTCCGGTAGTCAAATCATTAACTAAAATTGAACTTAATGAAACCTGAACGGTTTCGATTGCGTCAACGATTTCCTGAATAGTATCAAGATCAATATTATCTGATCTCAACATTGTATTGATGCCATTTATCTGATTCTGTAAAAGCCTTCCTTGCTCTGCACTTAATAAAGATTCCGTACCTCCCGATGTTAAATCATTTACGATGTTCAGATACTCACTTGCGATTTTTACCAAATCATTTAATGGAGTGTACCCACCGGCCAAACCTTTTTGTGATTTATCCTCTTTATTCAGCTCTAAAATTTTCCCCATCTCGGCTGTCAAAGCTTTTGTGATACCTCCAGAAGTAAGGTCATTTACCAAAATAGTAGCTATTGACGTTTGAATTTGTGTAACATTATCTACAATTTTCTGAACTGTATCGAGATCAACATTATCACATTTTAATAATCTATTAATATTGTCTATTTGGTTTTGCAAAACAACACCTTGTTCAGCTGATAGTATTGAGTTTTCACCTCCAGCTGTTAAGTTGTTGATTAAATTTAGATACTGATGAGCAATTTTTGAAAACTCATCTAACGGAACATAACCGCCGGCCACACCTTTTTGATATTTATCTTCTTTACCTGAAAATAACCCAGCATGGGCAATTTGATCGTTTTTATGATCGTCTAACTGCGATTTTTCAGCTTTTGTATCCAGCGTAGTTTCAAGTTCTTCAATATCTTTTATAGGTACTTTTTCATATTTGTGTCGAAAAGAATCCCAAGTATCCCAAAATTGATCCTGAGAAGGTTTTGAACCTGTTTTAAACCAATTTTTTATAGCGTTTAATGTTTGAATTGCCATGTTTTTTTATTTTATAATTAGAGATTGCGATAAAGTCAACTCTTTTAGGTATTGAGATGATGATCAATACAATTGAAGGTTTTAATAAGTGTCCATTTATTAGAGTTGAGACAAATTCCTTTTGCGAAATTTATTTTTGACAGAAAAGAATAAAAAGTAATCTTGTCGGGAATTTTGGGCATTTTTCGGATGCCTCCAGATAATAAAAAATCCATAACGGCTATTTTAAAGTGATTAATAATAAAGGCGAGTGGTATTTTTTTTTTGAAAAATAATGGTGAAATACAAATATGATTGTTTAAAAATCAATAGATATTATTTTTTGTTTTGGAGAAAGCAAAAGTAGGAAAAGGAATATGTTTTTAATAAAATTCAGCTTGCTCTATTCAGTAGGTTCAGTAGAAAGATAACTTGCTGAAACTACTGAATACAAGTGGTTTGAAATTTAGAAATCAAAAACGATGATACTACTTTTACACCCAGAAAAACACCAAGCGATGAGTAAAAATGTAATTCATAATTTCAATCTTTCTATAAAAAATAGTACTGAAATAAAAAGTTCAGAACATTTAACAGAAACCCTCATAAAAGAACTGGCCAAAGTCTCAAAAGAAATGAGCCAGCAAAAAGATATTGTACAATTATGGCAGGAGCAGAATAATCAAAATGCAACTGCTATTTTAAATAATTCTATTGCCTCAGCCGAAGAAGGTGCGATCGATACCACTGCCGTAACACTGCAAAATCCGATGGAATCGATTAGCAATACTCCTTTGGCATTAGAGGTAATGAAGGATTCTAATGTTTCAACCGGAATTGGAGAATCTGGTTTATTTACTACTTCAACAACAGTCCCAATCGAAGGAGGCGCCGCAGATAACACTCTAAGAGCAGAAAGAAGTTCTTTTGTATCAAACGGCATTACTCCTTCGATAATAGGAGATCAGGATTTGACTAATCAAGTATATTCAGGTATTTCGGCACAACAAAGTCTGATGGTGCCGGAAAGTCTTCAAGTAAATGGTAAAGAGCCGTCTGTAGAAGTAATTAAAGCTGGGGTTAAAAAGAAGTTAGATGCTGCAGTTATTGAAAATGATACTGAATCTATAAAATATTGGACAACTATTTCTAAGGCTTTTGATCAAGGCGCGACAGTTTTTGATTTTGATGGAAAACCGGATCATATTTTGTTTTCTCAAATGTATGCTGAATTAAAGCAGCTAAATTCATCTTCGATAGCGGTTCAAAACTTTAATTGGGAGGTTGTTCGCGAAAAAATGATTAAAGCAATCGATGCCAATATACTTAAAGGATCTATTTCTATTGATAGTAAAAAACGTTGGGAAATAATTAAAGGTCAATTGACCAATGAGAAAACAAATGTTGCCAATCTTTTTGAACGATATAATGAATTGTTTTTGTTATTAAAAGAAGTAGAAGGACTTGATACTTTGCCTACTACTATTACAATAACTACCAAAACAAAGATATATCCTAATTTGAGTGCGGATAATCTATATGCAGATATTGGAAAAGAAGCTGTATATGTTTTCCTTAAAGAAGTAAACAATAAAGAGGTGCATGGAAGTGCAGTAAACAAAGGGGCAGTAAAAATTAAGAATGCTACTACGACTTCGTTTATTGTTGGTGAAAGTCTCGAATTTTTTGTCGATGAAGCTTTTATAAATCAGACACCACATAAAAAAGAAAATATTAACTGGGTAGTATATAATAACGGTACTAAAAAAGAGAATATTTTTAAAAATGAAGGCACTTCTTTTAGCTATAATTTTGATATGCCAGGAACATACAGAATCGATGCTTATGGAAAAAATTATACAGTCAATCAGAAAAAAAGCGCAAAAACGGCTACTTTCATAGAGTTAAAAATAATAACTCAGGAAATTGTAATTACACCTCCGGCAAATGCAGCTAGTGAATTTATAAGACCTTTTAGCGAAGAGAAAAACTTTAAAGTATCGCTAAAACATACTGCAGTAAAAACGCTAAATCTATTAAAACTGTATTATCATGTTGAAAGTACAACTGCTGATAAAATAACTAAAATTTCAGATGAGCAAGAGTTAGACTCATCAGGTATTATTAAACTGGGAATGCCTGATTTAGGTACTTATAAAATTAAAGTTTTTAGTAAAGATCAATATGGATTATTTAAGGAATTTAAAACTTCAGTAATTAAAAATGAAGTAACGAGTATTGGTCTCGCTCAAGACTCACTTAACAATAATGTGTTTTTATTAGGTATTCCAAACAGGGAGATAATTTTAGAAGTGAAAAAATTCAAAATAAACCCTCCTACAGACGAAGAAAAAGAAGACGTAAGATGGATGATTTATGATTCTAATAATAAACCATATCTGGCACCTGGAACTGTATTATTCACAGATAAAAAAGATTCTCTAAAAGCATATATTCATAAATGGATGTCTTTTAGTATACCTATTCCTCAAAAAGTAGGACATTATACAGTAGAAGCTTTTAGTGATAGTCAAAAAGGAGCCAAATCAGAATGTGTTTATAAAATGGAAGTAAAACATCCGGAAGTTACTGAAGCTTACTGGACATGGAGTGGCGGAAGTAAAAAAAATACTTCTGGTTTTTCAGGAGAAAGCAATTACATAAAGGCTCAAATACCGCACTATGAAAATCAAAAGGTTAGAGTTTACTTTTATTTAAATAATGCAAAAACAAGTCATTACGTTGATGTAAAAACAAATGGAAAAGGTCAAATTTTTGAAGAAGTAAAATTTGATGCTGTTTTTCAAAAAGCAATCGGATTCAATAGTGGAAAAAATGCTAATGTTGGATTTAAATTATTAGGAATCCAGAACAGTAAACCGTATCCTTTTAATACACCAGCTAATTACGAGTCAGATACTATTTTGTCTGTGACAACAGATACAAAAATTCTTGATGTTTATTTTACTTATGATGGAAGTAGGGTAACTTCAGAAGATGAAGTTCCATTTGGTAAAAACGGAGCAATTGTAACTGTAGTGGCTAAAACTCAAAATTTGGTTGGACAAGAAATTGAGCTTACTGCTCATAAAGTGGGAGAAAAACCATCTTTTAGTAATAAAACAAGAGTAAATTCAGAAGGAGTTGCAACAATTAGTTTTGCTCTAATGAACATTAATAAAAAACTCAAAAATGGATCACAAATAAAGTATTATGCAGGTGTTGAAGGATATTCTACGAAGCATTTGACTAATAAAGTATTGGTTATGATTGTTGGTGAAGGGAACGTAAATAATAAAATAGATGAAAATGATTTGCAAATAATTTGGGGAGGAAAAGTAAGTGTTTTATTTAGACAAAAAGTTGTTGCTATTTGTGAAGATCTTTGGGGAAAAGAACGAAAGTATGAAATGGCAAATGCCTTAATGATTGCTATGTCTGTAGAAACTGCTGAAACATTTAGCAGTTCTCTAATACGATTAACAAAACAAGGATATATTGGAGTTTCGAAAGAAGAGCATAAAAATAATCCGGATTTAGTAAAAGGGAAGCCTATTGGTTTAGCTCAATTTACACAAGATGCCGTCGTATCTCTTATTTTAAAAGAAAAAGGAATTTCAGAAAATGCTAAAACTGCCGGGGCTATAACTCAAAAAGAGATTAATGATTACAAGCAAAAGTTAGCTTTATTATCGCCAGAAGATCAATTAGATTACGTTAAAAACTACTTTATGCTATTTAATAATCATAAAAAGGTTCAAAGGCCAGAAGATGTTTATATGATAATTTTTGCGCCAAGCGCTACTGGTAAAGGGGATAATGTAGATATCTACAAAAAGTATTTGACAAAAGAAGATAAGGATAATGAAAAAGTAAATTTAAAATACAAAAAGAATGCTACAATGGATACTAAAAATGACGGATTTAATAAAGGTAATAATGATGAAATAATTCAATCGGGAGAGTTACTAGCCAGATATCGTGAAATGAAGGCAAAAGGACTAAGATATGCGATTGATATTAATGAAGCCAGAAAACTTAATCAGGTTCTAGCCGAAAAAATATTAAAAAGTGGAAGAGTAACTTTTGCAAATTCGCACCAATCAGGTATAAAGGATAATGCCATGGCAATTGATAACATAACTGATACTAGTGTTGGTAAAAATGCGAAAAAAAGTAATTATGAAAATGCAAAAGGTGGTGAAGTTGCAATTTTATCTGAAATGTTGTATGTATTATATGAATTAAGCAAAGATTATAAATTAAATATTTCAGAAATTGCTGGAGCTTCACACAGTATTAATAGTTATCATTATAAAGGAGTAGCATTTGATATTAATGAGATAGATGGAGTTCATATGGGTACAAGAGGTAAGCCGGCATTTACGCTTGAATTTCACGAAAAAATACGTAACATAGCTAAAAAGAATGGGGCTACAAAAGTCTTAGATCCTTATAATAGGCCAACAGATCATTATAATCATATTCATATTGAAATAACTAACTAAATACGATATATTTGGAAAAAAATATTATGAAGAAAATACTTTTGCCTATTGTCATATTGACTTTATTTTCTTGTACCAAAGAGAAAACAGAAAGTTGGAGAATAAATAATTATGAATATATAGTTAAAACAGATAGTGTTAATGTACAGGTGATTAATAGAGATACTTTAAAGTTTTATTACTTAAAAGATAAATTAAGATCAATTACTATAAATGATTTTATAACACCAAAATATGATACAGTTGAAGATGATCCGTTTTATTTTAAAACAATTTATTGTATTGATGAAAACTATGAATTTAATGCTGTAATTACAGAATTGAACAATATTAAAATAATAGGTGATTTTAAACAAAAAAATGAATATGAGTTAATTAATAATGTTTGGGTAAAAAGAGGAAGTATCGAAAATTATTTTTATGATAGTGAACTCCTAAACTTAGATATAGCCTTAACAAAAATTAACGATTATAATTATCCAAAATCAGTAATTAAAATCCCTAAGGAAAATTTGTTAGATTTAGTCATTGATCAAGATAAAGAGATTGCTTTATATGATGTCAAAGATTTGAAGAGAATTAAAAATAAGTTTTATAAAAAAAATCCATTTAAGTATTTAAGAGATATTAAAGTAATCAAAAGAGAAAATCAAAAATTAGTTCTTGCAAAAATTATAGAAATTGAAAATGATGTTGAATATTATATAAACTTAAAAGACATTGAATCAGATGTTGTGTCAGCAGATTAATTTATTATCAGTGTTTGCTAAAAATGAGATGAGAAGTAAAATAAAAATGCCTCTTTATCACTATGAATTCTATGCTTTGGTGAATTATACTTATAATATTGGTTCGGCATTTAAAGCTCCTAATTTAATAAGATACATCAATTCTAAGCATTTTAAACTTCAAGCAGGTGTTTGTATGTCTTTGTTGGGGCATATTGTTAGGGTAGTAGATGTAAATGACATTGGAATAATCGTTGATGATCCATATGGAAGAATACAGAGTTTTAAAATAAGAAAAGAAAAAGGGAATAAGGGCGGATACAATGGTGGTAAAAATTATCCAGATAATTCTATATTAAAAGGAGAGTCCAATCTTTGGCCGTGGGAACAACTTAAAAAAGATAAAATTGAATTTAATTATTATGAATGGTATTATTTATAGAATAACAATTATTTGCACATTATTTATTCTGTTTGGGTGTAAAAAAGAATCTATAAAAAAAGAAGATAAAAGTAATGTGCTTAGTATTAATGACATTAAACTAATAAAATTTCAAGATACATTATGGCTTGATTATGAAGGTGATTATCTTGGAGAAGATATTGATTTTGGTAAAAACGAATCTCAATATAAATCATTATTATTTAATAAAATGGCCTTAGATCATGAGAGTTCTGAACGATTTAAAAAATTAGAATATAGTGATGTAAAAACATTTGAATGGATAAAGATTAAAAAGAGAATTAATCTAAACCCAAATTACAATACTGTAATACTTTCAACTCTAGAATCTGTTTATACATTATTAAATTACAATTCAAAAGATGAACTAATAGATTTTTTAGACTTATCAAAATTTAATCAACAAATCTGTCAATGTACATCCAGCGTTTACATCAATAAAAATGGTATTATTCATTGTCAAATAGAATCAGGTAACCCTTTTTATCCTTATGTAGATTATAAGGTTAATGATAAAGGGAAGTTTGAAATTATTGATCAGTTTTCTCCTCCTGATGAAGAAAAAATGGCAGCTCCGGAAAGACTTGAATATATTATAAAAAAAGCTGCTTTAGTGGTTGATAAAGTTAATTTGAAATCATACTTAGAATCAGATGAATTTACTTCTTCAAATACCACTTATATAGATGAAAAGGATATAAAGAACATTTTGTTTTCCAAAAGCCATTCTAAAGAGGTCTATAAATTGTTTTGCGATTCAATCGAACAATATGATGAAGATAAAAGTTTGAATATTTTAGGAAAAGTTTTAAATAAAAGGAACATACTGTTGATTTGTAATTTAAGCAGAGCAGACCAAATAGGTGTGATATTTATACTAAATAAAAATCACGAAATTACAGACTGTAAAATTTATAGTATTGATAATCCATCCACTGATGAAAGTATCTCAGGTTTAGTAAAAGAATAAAACGTTACCTGAATAAGCACAATGTTAATACGTTTGCAATAATTTGTAAAATTAAAAACTACCTCTAAAACTGGTAGTTTTTTTGTTTAAAAGAATATCATATTTTAGCGCAAAGTCGAAATACTTTTGTACTTTTTTTGTTTAATTTTTTTATTTTCAAAATCTTTTTGCTATCAATAAGTACAAATACACCCCTTAAAAAGAAAATATAGAGACTGCTGATTTTTGTATTAGATTTACCTTGCAGGACGTTTGACACCTCTTTTGTATCAAATCCATTCAAAATTTATTGTTGAGCTCTTATTTTATTCTATATATGAAAAGCATTAAGAAGTATCTTTTAAGTTGTATTTTATTGTACTCGATTTCGTTGAGTTCTCTTGCCCAGAGTTCAGATTTGTATTTTGATCATATCGATTATGATGTCAGTTTTTCGCAGAGTATGATCTCAAGCATTCATCAAACCAAAAAAGGGTTTATCTGGATAGGAACTGCAAACGGATTAATTAGCTACGACGGTTACAGTTTTTTACGATATGCCTACAATAAAGACATTTTAAATACTATCAGCAACAATCACATCAATGTTGTTTTAGAAGATAACGAAAGACAACTCTGGATAGGGACCAATAATGGCTTAAACCTTTTTAAGAAAAAAGAACGTGATTTTTTAAGAGTCGATGTTCAAAAAGTAAAAGGCGGGAGAAACTACATTTCATCTATCATTCAGGACGATCAAAACCGAATCTGGATTGGAACTTTTGGTGGTGTCAAACGCCTTAATAAAAAACAATATTTATTAGAAGAAATCTCCAACGATCATAATTC